CCATATGTTTTTCTCCTATTAGCTAAATAGTATCATTAATCTCATTTCTATTTATGTATATAATATCCTTTACAGGATATCTCCTTTTCTTACGGTTACAGGAGACCATACTTCTCCTTTATCGTCTATTATAACATCTTCCTCTAAACCATCATTCATAAAACCAAAAGGCGCCATATCTTGTTCTATTGCATTTTCTTGTTCCTGATACATTCTAGCACGAACATCTTGGTCTGTCATTTCTTTAAAATATCTTTGATTAGATAACCATGCAAATATTACCAAACATGAAACTAAATCGTCATTTGAACCCTCTTCAGCTTGAAAAGATTGTCCTCTTCTTACATATGTTGATAACTCTTCAATCATATGAAAATCTTGTATAATTAATTTATCGCCTTCTATTAGTGTTTTTAAATTTGAACAACCCACACGCTTAACTTGTTTAGTCATTCTTACGCCTAGTTGAGCACCTCTTTTAGAAAATCCTCCTCCAAGTATTTGACCTGCTCTACCTTTCATCATACACATTAACAAATTTGTATATTCTAATTCAAATTGTAAAGCGTCAGCAACTTGACCACCTATATCGTTAACTTCTACACAAACATGAGCATTATTATATTCTTTTGCTACTCTTTCTATTGTATGAGGAAAAAGTAAAGGTTTAATTTCATTGTTTCTATATTTTGCAACTATCTTATAAGGCATTTGCGATACGTCAAAAACTATAAATGCTGAATAATCTTTTACCGTGCCTCTGGCGACATCAACAGTTATAACATAATCTTTTCCTTTTACAGATTTTTCATACATATCTAAACCTTGACTAGACACTAAAGGATTCATATGAGACAACATTCTAATTTTTGCTGGATTTAATAAGGTATCAACTGATCCTACAAACTCACATTCAAACTCGGTAGCAAATTGTGCTTCACTAGTGTTTCTAATAGTTTCTTCTTTCCATTTTTCATCTCTACCAGGAACTTCAGACCAATGCACTTCTATTGGTTTATAATCATTTCTATTATGTTCAGCGTCATTCCACAACTTATAAAACATATTCATTCCGTGTGGTGTAGATACAATCATAACTTTAGATTTTTTACCAGAAGATATTGTAGGATAAACTGAACTAAAAAATTGTTCAGATATATTTGCAGGTATAAAAGCAAACTCATCTAGGAATATTATATTAAAAGAACCACCTCGAATAGCACTTGAAGATGTTGCAGCTGCAAGTATTTTTGAACCATTTTCTAATTCTAAAGAACCTTTGTTCCAGTTTAAAACACCTTGTTGTAAAAATGTAGGTAAATTTTCATATGCAAGTTGTAATCTACCTAATAAATCTCTAGCAGTTGTAGATTTGTTAGCAAGTATTGCTACGTTTATATTATCATTAAATATAACTTGATGTAATAGATAAGCTATAATAGTTGTTGATTTTCCTGACTGTCTAGGTAATTTACAAATAGAAAATCTATTATTGTGAAAAGTGTTAACCATCTTTTCTTGGAACTTATATAAATCAAATTTAATTAATCCTTCATCTATATTAACAATTTTAATATATGTTTTTATAAAGTATATGGGATCATCCATACACTTTGCAATTTCTTTAATTTCATGCTCGGTGTATTCTTGTTTTGTGTGTGCTTTAAATAAATTTGGATTACCTAAATAATTTTCACTCATATTTTACTTCATCAGGATTAAAACCATCTTTAAATTTTTTATCTTCTTCTGGTGTCACATCCTTGTTTTTATTTTTTAACATTTTATGTAAATCAGCTGATGATCCTACAAATAATGCTTGTTTAATATTAGCAGTGGTTTTGTTAGGAACATCCTTTAAAGTTTTTAATTTACCTTGTAAATCTTGTAATTTATCAACTGTATCGGCGACTTGTTTTATTAAATTACCTGCAACTTCATATGCTCTAGGATGTTGACTTTCATTTGCAATATCTAATATACCTTGTATTGCGTCCTGTCCTCTTTCTATAAGATTATAATAATTTTCTCTACTGTATTTGTAATCGTTATCTACATCTTCCTTGTTTTTATCTTCTAATCTAGGTACAGGAGGTGTAAAATCTTTTTTTACAACCTGTTTAGTTACAGGTTTGTCGGTAGAGATACCTAAGGCTTCGTTTATTTTATCATCTATACTCATAATTAATAATTAGTAATTGTTGTAGTAAATCCAAAATCATCATCAGCATTTGCATTTGATGGATTAGGTACTACAATAATTCTTTCCTCTTTAGTTGTGCCAGATTTTGTATCTGTATATAAATCTGCTTGTGTTTGTCTAATAACCTTTTTAGTATATATAGGTCCATATAAGTATGTTTTTGCTGTAAAACCTAATGTATAATTTACAGACCTTCTTGTGGTGTAAGCACCGTCATAGTTATCCTCATAATTTACTGAATTTAAAATAATAGGCACGTCTCTTTTAATACCTAAGGAAGGTATTGTGTTTATAGTTACTGTATAGTCTGGTTGAAAATAAGGTAATATTTGTTCAACTATTTGTAAACCTGCTTCAGCTGTTGCTGTAAAAGAATATAAATTAAAAGATATATTGTAAGGTACAGGATTATATTGATAGTCCATTGCTTTATTTTGACTTGATTTCTCTGCTCTAAATTTACCCATTTTTTGTAATTTTCTTCCTGAGTCATAATTTATACCAGCAATTTCAAATCCCATTCTAGGTAATGTTATAGCGACTTCTCTATTTGAAATATCTGGTTGTTGTTCTAATCTTGTAATAAATTTTTCTTTTGGTGAATATGCCAGTGGCACCTTTATAGATTGTTCTACCGTGCCATCACTTTTTGTTCTATGAATAATAATATTACTGAATATAGTGCCAAAAGCAACAACTACTTTTCTTAATGATTCATGGTAAAAATGTTTTCCAAACATGTTTAAAATCCTTCATCCACATCACCAAATGGATTTCTTTCAGTAAAATCTAAAATATCATCTGCTGTGCTTGTTGTACCAAAACCTGCGTCTGATTCAAAGTTTGAATTATCAGCATAATTTTTTGATTGTGTTTGTAAATCGTATGTTTCTAATATTAAATAATTTGTTTGACCTGTTGTTGATTCCATTAATATTGAACCTGTGCCATAACCTCCACCACTTTCTAAAGTCATTTGATGACTGTATAAATCTAATGATCTGTTATCTTCTAATGCGTCAACTTCAGTATTACCAGTATCAATTTTTTCTGAACTGTACTCAAATTTAGTTGCTCTTAATTTGTAAACAGGTAAGTTTCCTAATTGAAAGAATGGTTCCTGATCTTCAACAAATTGTATTTCAAAATAAGAATTCATTAAAGGAAAATAAATTAAATCGCCTTCGTTAGGTCTACCATCAGCAATCAACGTAGCTGTTGAGTCAACTTGATCTTGCCATCTTCTTTTAGCAATTACAAATGTTGTATCGTCTCTTATTTCTAAACCAAATTTAGATATTAATTCTTGTTCGCCTTGGAAACCCTCAGTAGTTTCAAAGTACATTTCGACCATATATGATTGGTCAAATTTAGACAATACATCTTCGCCTAATATTAAGTCTTTGTTTACTAATTTTCTAGGTAAGTAATATACATCATGTCCGTATATTTTAAGACCCTCAATGATTAGATTTTCGTATAATTTTTTTTCTGAATCATTGCCTATGCCTTGTCCTCCTTGAAAGTAATGATTAACTGACATAGTTTTATCCTATCATGTAGGTTACTGGAGTTTCGTAAGTACCTCTTATTTCGGTCTCTAATTTTTCTATATCTTGTTGTGCTTCTTGGAATATTTGTTGACCATTTAAAGACACGCCACCTATCATAGTGACACCGTTAAATTTTGATAAATTTGCACCCCATTGTTTTTTAAATAAAGCAGTAGTATATCTTTTTAAAAATATATCGTTATATACATCTGTCATAGAAGTAGGATCTAATTTTCTATAACACTCAATAACTATATGTTCACCTACTGTAATATCGTGCTTCCAATCCATATCAATATATAATCTATTATTATATTGATTAAATCTTACAGGTTTTTCACCTATTAATATATGATCTAAAAAATCTAAATGTCTTAACACCATATCATAATGCATTATTGAGGTTGAAGAAAAATCATATAAATCATTTAATCTTAATTGATATCTTATATCAAACATATTTTGAGAATGTCTATCTGATAAAGGAAATATTCTGCTTACTGACAATACAGATTCAGGTACAATTATATAATTATTTGCTTCTGTAAAAGTTGTAGTAACGCTATTTTTTGTTTGACTAGATGATGTATCACCAGTTGGCGATTGAACTCTATTAAGGTCTGCTTGTGTTACCTTATATTTTAAATATGCTCTTTCTACACCATCATAGTGATATTGAGCAAAGTATTGTAGAGCTTCATCTAGTCTATCTTCTAATTGATCGTCATCTACATTTATCTCAATAACAGGCTTACCTAATGTTCTTAAAGCGTACTGTTTTAATGTTTCTCTTGTATTTGGATTAGCCATATGTTTCCTCTATACTATTTATGCATCCTCTAAAGCTTTAATTTTAGTTTCTAATTCTTCTATTTTTGTCATCAACTGTTGTATTACAGAAACATACATAGCATCTTTTTTTCCTAATTTTGCAATCATTTCAACATTGTTTAAATCTCCACCATCATTTAAAAGATCATAATCAGAACCATCGCCTTTTTCATATTTGTAAGTATATGTAGCTTCAGTTTTAACATCTCCTACTTTTTTACCTTCAGGAATTTCATCTCCCTCTTCATAATAAGTAGCTTTTTCTAAAATATCATCTTGTTTTTTATCAGCTCTTTGTTCACTTACCCAATAGTTATCTACATTTTTAAG